CTTTAATTGCAACAACAATTTGTTTCATCAGATATGTTCCTTCAAAAATTCACGCAAATCATACAATTCATCAATCATAGCTTTTTGCTTTTTAAGCAATGATTGATAACGCTTCAACGCCGCAAGAACATCAGTATCGTAGGCATGTAAAACGCCGACTTCCACATCTTCCATAGTTTTCACTCCAAAGTACGTTTCAGTTGTGACAATTTAGCCTTCGTAACTTGCTCTTTTACTGCTAGTCGTTCAGGAGTATTGTCTTCGATCACACGCATAGCCTCAAGAAACCGTGCATGCTTAACATCATCATACAGTTCAGGAAACATCTTTTCAAGTTGACCATCATAAAAACGAGGCGGTTTCGCAACACGTCCATTCACAACAACATGATCGTGTGGATAGACATCAGAATGATAACGTGCAAACCAATCAGCACCAATGCCGGGCTTCAAACTCATCTTATTAAACTCCGGTTTCCTCATAGTAATTTCACCTGTATCTGGATCAGTGTTCTCATAATGATCATCTGCCATCTTGCCAGTCACTTTTTTCATAATGTACCGAGCAACATAAGCCGCACTCTGAAAATTCACATCACCAATAGATGAAAACCCAAAAGGCCAAAGTTCTTCTAAAACAGCACTTCTATAAAGCCGAGAGCCACCAGGACTACGACTCCAAGGACGCTTATCGCGAAAATCAAAATTGAAGAGACATGCATGAAAATGAGGTCTACCGAAGTTCTCACCGTACTCTCCGCACATATAAAAACGAATGGGATATTTATCGACAGAATCAGGGGATGCGCTTTGCTCAGCCCCTGAATAGCGTTTTCTCAAACGCTTCATGAACTTTTGAAAATCAGAATAGTCCAAAGAACCATCCGGAGGAAGGTGCTTATCGTCATAGGTCAGAGTAATGAAACAGTTGTTCTTATACAGACTAGCTTCATGCATACAACGAACGGCCCATTGTCTGGACCGTTCAAGGCGACACCCAACACATTGACCACAAGGGAGGGTGAGAGATCTCACCACATCCCACTTAGGACTCTCATACCAAACAACAGACCCATCTGAGCATTGATAAGCCTGGAGGGGCTTGTAGCAAGGCATGATTACATCCGCCAACCACCACGCATGGGGTTTACCGACATATTTGCAGCTTTTGTCCTAGAGACATGCTTACGAAATTTACCGGCAGATTTATACTTAGAGACAGGGTTACGAGCAAGAGGTTTCATTGAAGTTCCTTGTTAAGTTGGTGTCACCTAGCACAGTTACATCAAGTAGGTAACTGTGCATCCCCAGCCGCTGGCGCGGCCGGGGCCCCTTCCGCTTGCGCGGAAACAGCCGCAGACGCGGCATCCAAGAGGCCTAATTCAAAGGCCTCATCGCGATTTTTGTCATCACTGACAAAATCGACGAATTTTGCGGCATCATTATCAAAGCGTGTCCGCAAACGCGCTGGAAGCGCGTTAAAAGCGCTCTGAGCGCTCATCACAACGTCCAAAGCCTGCTTATAGTCCACAGGCGTATCCAAGAAATCTCCATACTGAGGTTCTCTAGCACTACTAGGGAGTTCTCCAGTGATGTTGAAACGTTCGAGGATAACGTTAATGTCTGCGTCCTCTTTAAAGGACTGTTGAGCCAAAGTAGGCTCAGGACAAGACAAACCAGTCTCATCAGAAACTTGGTTTGTATCGTAATTGTACGGAGTACGAAAAAAAATTGTTTTCATTTTTTGAAAAATTTGAACGCTCGCGCGACTGGGTTAATCTGATCAATGGATTTATCAATCCAATCCAACCATTTATCTATTTCAAAAGGGTTGCCATGACCCTGACGAATAGATGACATGGCATCCTGTTTCATTTCATCAAGCAAACGTAAAGCACGCTCACGGCCAATCTGCTGAGTCAACAAATCAGCAGTGTTTTTAATCACCTTTGACTGCTGTTCAGCATTCATAGCCTGAAACATATACAACTCAGCCTGTTGTTCAATGTTCTCTTTAAGAGACTTCAAATTAACAGTCTCTTGCTGAGTCTTAGCAGCCTCATTGATCCAATACTTAGACTCGACCTTTTGAGCCAAATCAGCTGTTTGAGCGTCAAGATTACCTCTAGCCGCAAAAGACTGTTCGGCAGAAGCCTTAGTTTGTTCAGTCTGAGCCTTAATCAAATCAGATTGAGCAACCTTGTTCTCTGTATCAGCGGCAATATTTGCGACAGTAGCCGAGTTCATTGCAGATTGCATAGCCTGAGGAACAGGATTTTGAAGCTGAGCCATAGCACCAGCAGGTGTTGATGCACCACCCTGTGAATAAGCCATAGCTGGATTCAATCCAGCAGCTTTCATATCAGCGACTGCGCGCTGATAAGCAGTAGACGACATCCGATCCTGGAAAGCCATTTGTTTATCGGCCAATTGCATTTGCGCCGAATTGGTCTGCTGACCACCAAAGAAACCAAGCAGACCAGAAGCCAATCCAGAGATCAAACCGCCACCAATACCGCCGCCAGTAGCGGCAGCAATAACTGGTTCGACATAAGACTCGTCGGCCATGATTAGAAATGATCAATAAGACCAGGGACAGAGTACAAAGGCATCGGACGAGCCACACGATTCTTAAAAAACGTATCGCACAAAAACTGCTGTCCATTTGCATTCGTACCAGCGGCAACAATACGTGCAACAGGTGGAGTGTCCTGAATGAATGTACTGTTAAGTGTAGGCAAAGACGTAAACTTTTGAGCCAAATGCCAATAATCAATAGTGCCAGAAGCTGTTGACTTAAAGACACCAGAAATTTGAGAAGGCTTATAACGATATTCAGCCCAACGCTCTTGATATCCAAAAACGTTGTTATCCTGAGTTGAATCACCGGTGATATAGATCTCTTTGTTAAGAACCGCCTGTTCGCCAAGTGTAGCGAACGCCGGGAAATAAAAGTCATATCGAGTAGAACGGGACCACATACGATGTAGGCCTTGCTGATAAGTCAAATCAGCACGAACACTTACAAGTCCAATGATAACGCCGTGTTCTGTGAAGCTTTGAGTAAATCCATGATGCGTTGCCACACTCGTGCCCATAGCCGCCAAGTTACCGAGCGGAGTAGTCGTACCGCTAGCGGACGTGCCACTCGTCTGAGCAATGGGACTAATGACAATTGGAGAAGTACCGCCGCCAAGATACTCTGGACGTTGCAAACGAGCGTCAGGAGAAATAACGCCAAAGTGAGCCCGAATAATTTCAGTGTAACGAGTACCGCCACGTGCATCCCTTTCAAGAAGTTTCTGAATCTGAAAAGACTGTCGAAGCTGATTGATCGTCGCAGCAGTAGCCTGAGACAAATCAGCATACAAGCCAGTATTATTACCAAAAGTCACTGCGTTGTTGTTCTGCCAATTTGCAGAAACACCAAGACTGGTGTTACCAACAGCGATTACAGGATTCTGAACACTGCTACCAACCTGACTAAAGTTAATGCCAGTATTGTTAGATTTAATAGGAGCAGAAGAACCCAAAGGGAGAGTAACGGCTGATCCCTTTTGGGGCCAAGGCAAAGCACTAGTGAAATAGTCGTGACGCTTACCACGGCGCAACAGAGTGTAATTAGATGAAGTATCAGGACCGTCCCCTTTATCAACAACCACAGAGTTCTGAAGATTCTGATCACGGAACCATTCATTCCAAATCAAATTGTACGCACGGGGCCAAAAAGCACAATGGGAGATAGTCTGACCAGCTGTAACCTGACCAACAGTAGGAAGTCCCATGTAATCCTGCAAAGATCCCACAACGTAACCACCAGCTGGAGAAACCTGTTGAGGAACAACGTAGGAGGTAGAGTCACCAGGGTTATCCTGCTGACCCATAAATTTCTGCCAATTGTTCCAAATCAAACGATTAGGAACAAAAAAGAAAAACGAATCCAAATGCATATTGTCCATAATCGGAGCAATAGGCGTAGCAAGACGAACAAACGCCGTCATATCAAGCTTAAACGTATCACCTGGGAGAACTTCATCGACATAAACTGGAACAAGATATCCAGCATCGAATGTAGTCTTGTGAGTGCTCTCACGCTGAAATGAAGATCGCGGAATATCCGCACGGGGGATCATCGAAAACCGATGAATATCAACAGACTTGTTCTTAAACATGTGTTCTCCGTTCGACAGGGAGCAAAGCCCCCTGCCGTCTAGTTAAAAAACATCACTGAGTCTTGGCATTTTTACCAAGTATCAGCAACTTGGGGTGTTCCAACATTTCAACAATGCCGGTAGAGTCATCATAACTGCCCAATTCAAAAAGGTCAAAATCGTCAGGATGATGGTACATCTGATTCTCAGTATCAGAACGATTCACCTCATCAGAAAATGAACGAATGGCGACACCAACAGATGGAACGAAAGCAGGTCGTCCAAATGAATCAGCGGCACGGTCTTTAATTGCAACAACAATTTGTTTCATCAGATATGTTCCTTCAAAAATTCACGCAAATCATACAATTCATCAATCATAGCTTTTTGCTTTTTAAGCAATGATTGATAACGCTTCAACGCCGCAAGGACATCAGTATCGTAG